CAGGGCGAGACGATGCTTCGCAGCACGTCCGCCCGTACCCCTTGGTAGGTCATGTGCCCCTCCTAGACGGTCGAGTAGAGTTCAAACTGGAAGTCAACGCCAGCCGCCGTGGCAGCGATGCCCGATGCGGCCCGCATTTCGAAGTCCGTGCCCGGCCCGAACTCGATAGCGCCCTTGGGGATCGGGATGATGATCGTGTTCGAGACCATGGAGTGCTTCCACTTCAAGGTCCAGAGCCCGCCATCTTCGCGGACCATGAGGCGGAACGTCACGAGCGCCTGCACGGTGCCGGTCGTCCGAGCGCCGGAGAGAGTGATCTGGCGCAAGTGGGCGCGCGCATTGATGGGCGAGGTCCAGAACGCGGCGAGCGTCTGGTTGTCGCCAGCGGCGATCTGGATCAGCTTGACCGCCGGGACGCCCGTGGTCACGTCGCCCGTGCCGCAGTGAATGATGCCTTCGTTCTTGCCGCTCGCGCCGGCAGACATAACCTGCATGCGGTAGATGCGCAGGAACTTCTGCACGGTCAGAACCTCGGTGCGCCCGTTTAGGATGACGAGTTCCGACACCTCGTTGAAGCTGCCGTCCACGCCCGACACCAGCACGGTCTCCGCGCCGGTATCACCGAGGTCATCGTCGATGTCGGTCGAGGAAATCTTCACAACCACCTCGGCGGCGAGATAGGGGATGTTCACCTGCGATCCCTCCGAGACAACCTTCTCGGTCGTGTCGAGGTCGCCGATGAACCCGAACTTGTGCACGGGCTTCATGAAATATCCTACGGTCATTGTCGTCTCCTACTGCTTGGTGCCGGGGGTCTCGGACCCGGAGGCCCCGCCCTTCGTGGCGTTGTCGTTACCCTGGCCGGCGCCCGGCGGGGGCTGGTTCGCGTTGCCCGGCGGCGGCATCTGGATCGGGCGCATCACCTCGTCCTCGTCGCCTTCCTCCCGGACGCGCATGCCCAGCATGGACCGCGCGAAGTTCACGTCCTCCTGGTCCAGCTCGATGATGCCGGCGGCGTGGAGGAGCCGCATGGCGTCCGTGATCTCGAACGCCTCGAACTCGCCGTAGTCCTGGAAAAACACCTCGGGATACTCGTCCACATCGAAGTTGAAGTCAACCAATTGTCGGACCACCTGCCGATTAAACTGCCACAGGATCGAGCCGCCCACCTCGTCGGCCATCTTGTGCAGCGTGCGCAGATGGATGCGGCTCTGGCTGTCCGAGCCCCGCTTGATGTCGTTGCCGCCGGCCCCGAGCAGGGCGATCATGAGCAGGGCTCGCGCGATCTCCTTGTCGTGGTAGGCCAGGGCCAGATCGTAGGTGGCCTGCCCGGAGCGCGTGGCTTCCAGGAGGCTGATCTCCACGCCCTCGGGGATGAGAATTTCGTTCTTGCTCGACAGGCCGCGCATGATGTCCTTGAGCGCAGTCTTGAGTTCCGGGGTCGCGCCGGTCGGGTAGGTCGTCGTCATGAGCGGCGAGCCCATCCGCTCCAGGAAGACGTTCCAGAACTGGATGATGAACTTCTTCGCCCACCAGGAGCGATAGCACGCGCGCAGGTCGGCCTTGCCGTAGTGCTGGCTGAACGACGCGTTGTGCGCGTAGTGCATCACCTTGCTCGGCATCAGCTCGATCTTCTGGCTGGCGCGCAGGTTGCTGAACTGGTTGTTGTCCTGGACCCACGAGCTGATGTTGCCGTGCTTGTCGGTCTTCACCGTCAGGAACTCGGGGTCGCGGTTCTTGATCGCCTTGATCGCGATGGCCTGCTTGCCGTCGATGCGCGTGACCTCCCAGATGATCTCGCCCACGGAGAAGCCGTAGTCGAACGCGGTCATGATCTCGCGCAGCACGTTCTTGAAGTCCAATCGTTTCAAAACCTTTGAAACGAATAGCGCCACGTCCTTGTCCTTTTGGTCGTCGCTCACGGGCTGTACGTCCCACTTGCGGCCATAAATCATGATTTTCTTGAACGACATCGTGGACGTGATTTGCGGGTCATGGAGCATGCGCCGATACTCGGCCCAGCCCTTGCGCGTGATGATCTCGTCAACCGGGAGTATCTCGACGATGCCGCCCGGGAGGAAGCCCTTGGTCGTGAACGGCTGGAAGCTGCGCATAGTCGCGCCGACATCCACCATGCTCTCGGTGGTCTGGCTCGCGGGCCGGCCTGTCTGAGCTGGAACCCCCAGGCGCAGGGGGCGCTTCTTGAAGCTCGGGCTCGGGTCTACCATAGGTTCATATCTCCGGGGGCTGCTAGGCCGTCGAGGTCGAAGTCATATTGCGGTCGGTCATCGCCATAGAACACATCTGTTGGGTCCACGGTGAAGACGCCCTTATTGTAGCTGAACCAAGGCGCAAGGCCCATGACTATCACATCTGCCCGGTCAGGGGAAGCATCATCGCCCAGGCGCTCGCGCATTTTGCGCTTGCTCTCGACCAGGATTTTCTCACGCTCATTGTAGTCGTACTGGACCGAGGCAAGCTGAGCGACCAGCATCTCGTCGTCCGGGATGTGGACGCCGTTCATCTCCATGACGCGCCGGACGTTCCACCAGTCCCGGGTCCGCCGGTTGGCGAACATGCGGCAGTCCTCGTCCGGGTCTTTGTCCGCCTTCATGGTCACGCCGCCGTTGTACTCCGCGATGGGGAGCCCGCGCCGCTTGCCGCTGTCGATCACCCCGCCGCCCACGCCGGGCTCGTCGATGATGCACTTGTCCACCCGCCCGCCCTGCCGGTGGATCAGGTTGTGCTTCTCCATGAGGATGTCTACGCACTGCTCGGTGCTGGTCTTGGCCCAGCCCTTGATGGAGAGGCAGTGCCCGCCGCGGAACACGCCGAGGACCGTCTCGTCCCCGCCCTTGCGCGCCACGTCCATCACGAGCGTGAAGGGATCACCTACATCGTCGAAGACGGGTAAAGGTACGCTCGTCGCGCGTTCGGCCCACTCTAGGGGGATAACCGCACTATCGTCCATACGTGGGAACATGCCCCTGACACGGACATCGTAGACCGATCCCAGGAGGCCATACTTACGCTCCATCGTCGCGCGGTACTTCTCGGTCACGCGCTCCGACACGTAGAACTTGCCGCAGTTCGGCGTCGGGACGGTGCGCGCGTCCCCGGTGATGGTGTACCGCTTGTAGAGGTCCGCGTTGCGGTAGAACGCGTTGTAGAATTCGCCCGCCGTGAAGTTCGGGTTCCCCGTCATGAGCAGGAGAGCTTCACTCCCCGGCAAGTCGGACTCACTGAGCGCGCCCTCGATGACCTCGAACACGTTGCCGGCGACGCCGGAGGCCTCGTCGGCCTGGATCATGAGCGACTGGTGATGGAAGCCCTGGAGGTTCTCGGGCCTGTTGCTGGTACGGGCGACGGCGAACCAGTCCTTCGGGCTCTCCTTGTTCCGAATGTGCTCGCCGGAGATGATCCACTGCTCCTTGAGGCCTTCGGGCATGCGGCCCCACCACTTGGCGTACTCCGGCCATAAGACATCACGAAGCTGTGCTTGTACGGGCGCAGTGGCCACAACACGGCAGGGACGACGCGTTACGAGCCATATCCATCCGGCCCAGGAAGTGATGGTCGTCTTGCCCACGCCGTGCGCGCTCTTGATCGCGACGCGCGTTTCCTTGTCGCCCGTGAACATGTCCGTGAGGATGTCGGCCTGGTAGTCGGTCGGCGTGACCTGGAACCAATCCTTGATCGCCTCGACCGGGTTGGCCTTCCAGAAGGCGATGGCGCGCTCCTCTCTGTCGGTCACGTTCCTGTCCCCGGGATGGTAATGGCATAGACCTCTTGCACCTCTAGCTCTACGGTTGTGATGAGCCGGCCACTCCACGAGTAGGCCGTCACGAGCGATCCCTTGCCGCCGGCCTCGTGCCGCTGTTGCGAGCTGCCTACCCAGAAGCCCCACTCCAAGGGGAAGATGCCGCGCGTGAAGCCGCCGGGAGAGCAGAGGACAGCGCCGTCGCACACGACCGTGCCGTCGCGGGATGCGCAGAAGTAAGTCTTACCCTCGTGGCGCATGACGCTGTGCGGCTGCGTGTGCTTGCCCATGTCGAGGGGAACCCCGTTGCGGCAGACGCCCCACGCGTGCGTGCACTGGTAGATGTCATCGCCATCCACCCAGATGTCATTGTTATGCAGGCGTCCTGCGCTATCGGGCTTCCACGCGTAGTGGCCGACGTGCTCGCCGTCGAGCGTGAACTCGTGGATGTGATCGTGCACGGGGTCCACGGCGAGGAGACAATCACCCGCGTTGTGCAGGCCGTGCCAGTCGAGGTCGCTCTCGTAGCAAACCTCGTCGCCCTTCATGAGCTTCCCGCACGTGAGGTGGAACAGCGTCTTGCCCACGTAG